GAAGAAATTTTAGATGGTACAGCAACTTGGGGTACTAGCAATGGTGGTTATTTAACACCACAGAAGATTGGTACAGGAACACAGATCGCAACTATCTGTCATAGAGGTTTTGCGTATGCTGTTGATGATGTAGCTGTATTGGCTGCTGGCGAAGATCCAATGGGTCACATCAGAAACCAAATTGCAGACGCTATCAACAAATTAAACTCAGCAAGATTATTTAGTATCTTGGATGGTTTATTTGGCTCTGGTTCTGGTCCATTAGGTGCAAACTTACTTGATTTAGGTAAGGCTGCTTCTTCTGGTGCTGATGAAGATAACTTCTTGACAGCATCTACAGTTGCAAGAGGAAGATCAGTTCTTGGAGAAAGAGGCGAAGAACTAGATACAATTGTAGTTCATCCATCTGTTGCTTACTACCTATATCAGGTTGGTATGCTTACATTCTCAACAAGCTCATTCACTTCTGGTGGTGCAGTAACTTGGGGTGGTGGCGGTGTCGGTGTTAACGAAAGAAGCATCGGTCAATTCGCTGGAATGAATGTTGTTATTGACTCACAGGTTAATACAGTAATTCCTGGAACATCTGGTCATCAGAAAGAGTTCCGTTGCTATTTAATCAAGTCAGGAACAATTCTTGAAGGCGAACAGTCTCCTCTAGGTATTGAATCAGATAGAAACATTCTTTCTAAGCAGGATGTTATGTCTGTTGATTACCATAGTGCTTATCACATCATGGGAACTAAGTGGACATCTGCTACAGATAACCCAACAAATGCTCAGTTAGGTAACTTAAATAACTGGGGAATCACATACGATGCCGACCTAATACCTGTGGTCGAGATGATCGTCAACTCTCCACTTGATACATCTACTATTGCGTAATAGTATTTACAAGTGGTCATAACGAAACCTCATCAATTATTGGTGGGGTTTTTTCTTTACGCTACAATAAAACTAAATTACCTTATTGATCGTGGCAGCTACTATAGACGCAACAATAAAAGGAGAAAATGCTAATAGTTATGTCACATTGACAGAAGCTAATGATTATTTTGACACCTCTCCAGATTCTTCTACTTGGACAAATAAAACAGACGATCAAAAGAAAAGATCATTAATATCTGCTGTTAGATGGATTGATACTTTGGTTTATTATGGAGATAGATGTGATGATGGACAGGCATTGAAATTTCCTAGAAATAATTATCAGGTAGATGGAGTTGAATTGGCTTGTTCTAAAATTCCAAATAATATTAAATATGCACAATATGAGTTAGCTAGGGCATTGGCAAATGATACTGATGCTATTACGGGAACTACTGGTAAAGATGGTAATTTTGAAGAAGTGAAATTAGGAGATATACAGGTTAAATATAATACTGATAGTCAGGGAACTGGTTCTGTTAATAATATTTTAGATGTTTACCCGTGGTTACAAAGTTATCTTGGAGCATATATGCTAGGTGGAGCAGGTAGTTTTCAGATGAGGGTAGTTAGAGGATAATGGCAGGTCAACTCGATACATTATTAAAGAGTGTTGCCAAACAAGTAGTAGCTGATTTGGGATCTTCTTTAGATTCTTCTATTGTTTATACAAAAAAAGCATCAGGAAGTTATAACACAAGTACAGGTGTTTATTCCACAAGCGATACGACTTACAGTATCAAAGCTCCTGTTGAGTTTGTTCAATCTACTGAAGATGATGGTAGAGAAAGAAGAGAAGCAAAGATTTATATTACACCTGATCTTATTGGCGATAGCCAACCTGATTTTCAAGATGAAGTTACATTAACTTATGCTGGATCTACAAGAGTAGGACAGATAGTTAATATAGATACAAGACAAGGCGGACAGACTTATCTGTTTACTTTATTAGTGAGGTTCTGATGGCTTTAACACGAAATATTGATAGAATTATTCCAGATTTAGAAGGTAATTTAGAGAGAGATTTAAATACTTTGGTTCGTGCTGTCTTATCTGATTTATCTACAAAAGAAAATAGTCCTGTAGATACAGGTTTCTTTGTTTCAAGTTGGACAGCTAGTACTCAAAGACCAAGACCTGATGAAGCTAGAGAATCAGTTGCTCCGTGGAGTAATATAAAACCTCGAAGGAGAGGAGATCAAAGTAATCCTCAAGCAGTAATTGAACCTAGATTTATTGATTCGATACCTAATTTCAAACCTTTTTCAAAAGTATTTATTGGCAACAGATCACAATATGCAGCTAGAGCTTTAGCTTCTCCTAATAGTCAAATACCTCAATATGTTCAAGGTAAATTAAGACGGCTTATAAATACAGTATTTACTGAAAAACCGAAACTTGGTGTTGCTGCTTTTGGTACAGGTGTTAGAGGTAAATCTGATAATGTAAGGTTTAAAGGAAAAGGTATTGGTGGATTTAGTGATCCTAGTTCTGTATTTGTTGATTATGAAACTCCATGACTTTAGTTAACACACGAGCAGCTTTTGAAAAAGCAGTAACAGATGCAGTTGCAGCAGTAGACGCTACTGTTGAAATGGTATATGACAACATGGTTTATAAAACACCAGGAAAAACTAAAAAATATATTCTTATGTCAGTTGATTTTGCACAGGCAACAACTCAGACGCAGGGTGCATCACAAGATTTTTATTCTGGTGTTATTCAATGTAATATTTATGTTCCAAGAGGTAAGGGTACTTCTGTGTTATCTACTTTAGGAGAAGCTGTTATTGATGGGCTTACTTCTGTTAATGCTTCTAATTACACCGATACTTTTAGTTGTGATCCTAGAGTGCTTGATGTTGTTGGCCCTGCTCCTATCGAATTAGATGACTCTTCACACTTTCTTGGCTTAATATCTTGCCAATTTACGGCAAACGCTTAGTATACTAATAATAGCTACATAACAACATGACAAGAGCAGTTGATCTTTTAAGAAACAAGTTTGGAGTTTCTCAGCTTTACAAACATGATGTAAAACAAGATGATGAGATTATTCTTAGTATCTATTGGCATCCATTAACTATTGCAGAACGAGAAGCAATACAAGCAAAATCAAAAACTGATGATACTAATGATTATGCTTTGCAGATGATGATTGAAAAAGCATTAGATAAAGATGGTGCAAGACTTTTTCAAGATGGAGATAAGGCTTCATTAAGAAGAGAGATTTCAGCATCAATTCTTGAAGAAATACAAATTTCAATGATTACTATTGGTGCTGATAAGGAGGTTAAAGAGGCTAAAGCCGATTTAAAAAGCAAATAAAGATTGGCAGTTTATATATGGTTTAGCAAAACAATTACATAAAACTGTTGCTGAATTATGTGAAACCTTAACGATGGAAGAAATGATAGGTTGGGCTGCCTATGCAGAAATTGAACATGATGAAATGAAAAAACAACAAGAACAAGCACAAAAAACTAATGCTTTAAGAGGTAAAAGAAGGTAATATAGAAGAAATGTTTTTATTTCTATAGCAAGTGGCTAATTACGATGTAAATATTGCTATTGCATTAAAAAATTCTAATAAGTTAATTACCCTTCGTAAAGAATTAGTAAAAGCAACAGATAAAATAAGAGAATTTAATAAAGAAGCTAGAGAGCAAAATAAAGTATTACCAGTATCAATTAATAGTTTTAATAAACAACTTACAAGGGCTAGAAAATTATTAGATAGAGCAGCAGTTGGTACAGCAAGTTTTACAAGAGCAGCAAAAGCATTAGTAAATGTAGAAAAAGAACAAAATAATCAATTAATACAGAGAGAAAGAATATTAAAAGGAATTAAGATGGCAAGAAGCAAAGGATTAGAGGTTGATCCTGTTCTAAAATCTATTAAAAGAAATCAAAGTAAAGGTGCAACTTCACAAAAATCATCAGGTGGTTTTTTAGGGTTTTCTCAATCAGCAGATAAAATATTAGCAGAAAAAATTGTATCTACAAAACGACAAGAGCTTGAATTACAAGAAGCATTATTAGCTTTAGAGATAAAGTCAGCAGCAAAACAAAACGAAAAGTTACAATTAATTGGAGAAGTAAATAGACAAACAGCACAGGCTGTAAATAATGCAAGATTAAGAGGTCAATTTAGTCCTTTAACTTCTGATGTTAGGGGAAATATATATGATGTTAAAAGTAGAATTGAAGGAAATACTTTAGCTTCTAGGAGAGCTAAATTTAGAAATGTATTTGGTGGAGTTTCTGGTAGAGACTTTGGACAAATAGGAGGTCGAATAGGACCAGTAGAACCAATCAGATCAGAGGGTGGGTTTTTAGCATTTAGTAAAGCTGCTGATAAGATTGCTGCTGGTGTAAAAGCAAATGTAAAACAAACTACTAAAACAGCATCAATATTAAGTCAACAAGCAACAAGAGCAGCTTTTGAAGGTATGCCTTTTGGTGTAAAAGATGGACAAATTGGACCTGCTGCTCCACCTACCTTCTTTAACAGAATGGGTTTTGGTAAAAATGCACAACAAGGACCATTTGCTATGCAAGGTGGTGCGATGGGTAGATTAAAAGGTGGTGTTGGCAGTGCCATGATTGGTGGTGGTTTTCCTTTCTTATTTGGAGCTGGTGGTCTTAGTGCAGTTATGGGTGCAGGTGCAGGTGCGATTGGTGGAGCATTAGCACCTGGAGGTGGTTTTGCTCTTTCTATTGCTGCTACTGCTGCTGCTGCTCAAATTGAAGATGCCATAAAATTTAGAAAAGAATTAAAATTAGTAAATGCTCAATTACAAGCTGTTGGTAATAGTTCAATTTTTTCAAGGCAAGAAATAAAGAATTTTGCCAAAGAATTAAATATAACGAAAGAAGAAGCAACACAATTAGTAGATAGTCTTGTTCCTCGATTTACTAAAAAAGAGGCAGATGCTTTGATAAATGTTTTTGGCAAAGAAGGAATAGGAAGATTTGATGAAATAGCTGGTGCGACTGATGCTCCGAAATTAATAAATGAAATAGTAAAAGCTAGGGATATTATTGGACAAAGAAAAGCAGATGAATTATTAGCAGATTTAAAAACTAAATCAAATCTTGAAGTTCAATTAAAGTTAACAAAAGAAATTGGAGAAGTTAACAGAAAAAATCTTTTAAATACTTTAAAATTCAATACAAAAATTGACGGTAAGGCATTTAAAAAAATTATTGAAGAGGGTGATAACTTACAAAATTTCATAAAACAACTCGATCCAAATAGTGAATTAGGAAAGTTGTTCCAAAAGGCAGATCCCGATAGACTTGCTAATGCTAATTTATATAGTCAGCTTGCAAGAGCATTTGGCCCAGGTGGAGCTAAGTTTATGAAAGAGATTGAGCCTTTGTTCCGCAAAGAGTTTTTTGATTTTATAAAGCCTCTCGATGATTCTATTGCAAAAACACAACAACTTACAGAATTTACAAAAGAATATCTCCTTCAATTACAAGAGTTTGAAGAATTTAGAGCACCTGTAGATGAAATAGAAAAATTATCGAGAGCAACAAGAGTAGTTCTTGATGTAAGTAAAGAATTGAAAACAAGTTTTGCAGAATCTTTCAAAGGAATTGTCAAAGGAACAATGACTGTTACCGATGCCTTTAGAAATATGTTGAACAGAATTGGCGATTACTTCTTGGATCTTGCTGCACAAGTGCTTGCTGCTGGTATTCAAAAGTCTTTCTTAGGCTTGTTTCAAAATATGTTTAATGTTCAGATGCCATCTATTAGTGGAATGGCAGATGGAGGAAGGGTTACGGGTGGTAGACCATATATAGTAGGAGAACGAGGGCCAGAATTATTTAGCCCAGGAGTGAGTGGAAATATTACACCAAATGAGTCTTTGGGTGGTTCAACAAATATCGTAGTGAACGTAGATGCTTCTGGTTCTTCTGTTGAAGGAGATGAAGAACAAGGTAGAGAGCTTGGTCGTATGATTTCAGTTGCTATACAATCAGAATTAATTAAACAAAAAAGACCAGGAGGTATGCTCGCATAATGGCTACGTTTCCTTCAATAAAACCTACATATGGACAACAAAAAAGATCCGCACCAAGGACAAGAACTATTAGTTTTGCTGATGGTTATGAACATAGAATATTATTTGGGTTAGCAGAACACCAAAATCCAAAAATATATAATTTTACTTTTAATGTCTCTGAAGTCGAAGCAGACGAAATAGAAACCTTTCTTGATGCCCGTGCGGAAGATTCTGATAGCTTTGATTTTACTGCTCCAGGAGAAGCTACTGCACAAAAATTTGTATGTCAGGGATGGTCAAAATCTATACCATATAACAATAGAGCTACAATACAGGCAACATTTAGAGAAGTATTTGAACCATGAGTACTGCTCCTATTATTACTGATCTACAAAAGATCAATCCTTCGGCAATAATTGAATTATTTACTATTACAACTGAAACTGTATTGCATGGATCAAATGCAACTTATAGATTTCATAATGGATCAAATGCACTAAGTAATGGAGATATTATCTGGGCTGGTAATACTTATATAAAAATGCCAATACAGGCAGAGGGTTTTGCTTTTCAGAAAGGACAACTTCCCAGACCTACTCTTACTGTTAGTAATGCTCTTGGAACAATTACGGCTATCTTGTTAAACGTAAACTCTGTAACTGTTGGTAATGATTTAACGGGAGCGACAGTAACAAGAATTAGAACTTTAGCTAGATATTTGGATTCTATTAACTTTCCAGGTAATACAAATCCGCTTGGAACACCAGATCCTACCGCAGAGTTTCCTCAAGAGATATACAAGATTGATAGAAAATCAGCAGAAAACAGAGAAGTAGTACAGTTTGAACTAGCGGCAGTTTTTGATCTTGCTGGAATAAGAGCACCTAAAAGACAATGCACTAGAACAGAGTTTCCTTCGATTGGTACGTTTATAGCATGAATTGGAAAGAAGAAGCACTTGCTCATGCGAAAGACCAAGATCCTAAAGAGTCTTGTGGTCTTTTATTAAATGTTAGAGGAAAAGAAAGATACTATCCTTGTCGTAATCTTGCCATGACAGATCATCAGTGTTTTATTCTTGATCCAGAAGATTATGTAAAAGCTGATAATACTGGAGAAATTACAGCTATTGTTCATAGTCATCCCGTAACACCTCCTGTTGCTAGTCAGGCAGATCAGATTAGTTGTGAACAAAGTAAACTTCCTTGGCATATTGTTAATCCAAAAACAGAAACATGGGGATATTGTGAACCCTGTGGATACAAACCACCTTTACTTGGCCGTCCGTGGGTTTGGGGTGTTACTGATTGTTGGTCTTTAGTAAAAGATTGGTATAAGGAAGAAAAAGGTATTGAACTTAAACATTGGGATAGACCTACAACCCCAGAAGAGTTTATTTTGAATCCATTATTTGAAACTTGTGCATGGAGAACTGGATTTAGACAATTAAGACCAGATGAACAGACAATGAATGGCGATGCTTTGTTAATGTCTATAGGATCTCCTGGTTTAAATCATGTGGCTATTTTTTTAGATGGAGATGTTTTACATCATTTAACCGATAGACTATCTTGTAGAGAGCCTTATTCTCAATGGTTATTAAAATGTACAGGAGGGAGGTATCGTTATGTTGCGTAAGTTAAAGTTATATGGCGAGCTTGCTGAATTTATAGGGCATAAAGAATTTGAAATACAGGTAGATAGTCTTGCAAAAGCAGTTAGTTTTCTTGTTAACAATTTTCCTCAGATAGAAAAATATATGAATCCTAAATATTACCAAGTTAAAGTTGGTAATTATGATGTAGGAGAAGAAGAAATACATCATCCAATAGGTCAAGAAGATATACATTTTGTGCCAGTAATAGCTGGTGCTGGAAGAGGAGGTTTTGGAAAAGTATTATTGGGTGCTGCTTTAATTGGAGGTGCTTTCTTAACAGGTGGTGTAGGTTTTACTTTTGCAAAAGTACCTTTAGCAAATGCAGGTGCAATTACAGGACTTACTGGTACTTTTTTAGGTAAAGCTGCTGTTTATTTAGGAGCTTCTCTTGTTTTACAAGGAGTATCTGAAATGTTATTTCCTGTACCAAAACCAAAAGAATTTAAGTCAGAACAAGATCCACAATTATCTTATAGTTTTTCTGGAACGCAAAATACATCACGGGCAGGAACTCCCGTTCCAATAGTTTATGGAGAGATAGTTACAGGATCAGTTGTTATAAGTGGTGCGATTGACACTCAGCAGGTGCAAGCATGACCAAAAAGATTATCAGAGGTGCTGGTGGTCCTCCTTCTCCTCCAGCTCCACCACAACCAACTAGAGCACCTGATACTTTACACAGTAGGCAGTTCGCCACTTTTCTTGATCTTATTTCTGAAGGGGAAATTGAAGGTTTTGCTTCTGCTTCAAAAGAAGGTAGAACGCAGGGAACTGCTGCATATAATAATGCTGCACTAAAAGATGTATTTCTAAATGATACTCCTGTTTTAAAATCAACTGCTGATTCAACCAATCCAGCCACGACTGATTTTAATTTTCAAGATGTAACATTTAATCCTCGTTTTGGTACGTCAGGTCAGACAAAAGTTGAAGGTATTGAAAGTAGTTCTTCTGTTACAGCAGTAGGCGTAACTGTTACTCAATCTTCTCCTGTTACCAGGCAGATAACAAATTCAAATGTTGATGCAGCAAATGTAACAATTACTTTTCCTCAACTACAAAAAGCAACAGATCAAGGAGATTTACTTGGTACATCAGTTCAATTAAAAATATCAGTGCAATACAATTCTGGTGGATTTACTGATGTTATTGATGACACTATCACAGGTAGAAGTGCTGATGCTTACCAAAGAGATTACAGAGTAAATCTTACAGGTGCTTTTCCTGTTGATATAAGAGTTACAAGAGTCACTGCTGATAGTACAACTTCAAGTCTTATAGATGCTTTCACATGGACAAGTATTGGAGAAATTATTGATGACTCCAATACCTATGCCAATAGTGCTTATGCTTCTCTCAGGTTGGATTCTATGCAATTCCAATCAATTCCTACCAGAAAATATCGTATCAGAGGAATAAAAGTAAGGATTCCTGGTGCAGGTGCTAGTGGCTCTGGCACACCAAGTATTGATTCTGCTACTGGTCGTATAATTTATCCCACTGGTTATATTTTCAATGGTGTTATGGGTGCTGCTCAATGGTGCTCATGTCCTGCAATGGTCTTATTAGACTTACTGTTAGACACACGCTATGGATTTGGTAATCATATAACAGAAAGTTCTCTTGATTTATTCTCTTTCGTTACTGCCAGTAAATTTGCAAATACATTGGTATCAGATGGTTTTGGAGGACAGGAAGCTAGATTTAGTTGTAATGTAAATATTCAATCATCAAGTGAAGCATTTGATTTGATAAATGAATTGGCAGGTGTTATGAGGTGTATGCCTATATGGTCTGCTGGTAGTATTCTTCTTGCACAAGACAGTCCAAAAGATGCAAGCTATTTATTTAATTTAGCTAATGTTACTCCAGAAGGCTTTAATTATTCAGGAAGTGGATTAAAAACAAGAAATACAGTCATTTCTGTTTCTTACTTCAACATGGATAGTAGAGAGATAGATTATGAGGTTTATGAAGATACCGCCTCGATAGCCAAGCTAGGAGTAATTATTAAACAAGTAAAAGGATTTGCGTGTACATCAAGAGGTCAGGCTAGAAGATTAGCAAAAGCTATTTTATTTGCAGAACAAAATGAAAGTGAAATAGTTGCATTTGCAACTTCTATAGATTCAGGTGTTGTTGTAAGACCTGGTGCTGTGATTGAAATAGCTGACCCTGTTCGTTCTGGTGTTAGAAGAGGAGGAAGAATAAGTGCTGCAACAACAACCCAGATAACTGTAGATGATACTGCTGCAACTGATTTAGCAACAACAAATAATCCAACTCTTAGTGTTATTCTCCCTAATGGAACGATGGAGACAAAAGGTGTTCAATCTATTTCTGGTGCAGTAATTACAGTTGATAGTGCTTTTTCTCAAGCACCAAATGTTAATTCAGGATGGCTTTTACAGAATGACACAGTTAAAGCTCAAAAATTCAGAGTAATAACAGTAGAAGAATCTGATGGTATCAATTATGCGATTACTGCTCTATCTTATGTAAATGCTAAGTATGCTTTCATTGAAGATGGTGCGAGTTTGCCAGCAAGAACTGTATCAATATTAAATCTCCCGAAAAATCCTCCATCAGCTTTGCAAGCTGAAGAAAAAATTGTTGAAATAAATAATCAAGCTGTATCTAAACTTATCGTTAGCTGGCAACCTATTACTGGTGTCACGCAGTATCAAGTTAATTACAGATTTAACAATGGTAATTTTGTTTCTCAGACAGTATCTTCTCCTGACTTTGAAATATTCAATAGTGATATTGGAACGTATGAAATACAAGTATTCAGTTATAATGCTGCATTACAAACAAGTGCGACTTCTGCTGATTTAACATTTAATGCAGTTGGTAAAACTGCTTTACCATCAGATGTTACTGGACTTACAGCAGAACCAATTAGTTCTAAATTAGTAAGATTACGTTGGAATTTATCTACAGATTTAGACGTTACTCATGGAGGTTTAGTTTATGTAAGACACTCAACTAAAACTGATGGAACAGGGACTTTTTCTAACTCTGTTGACCTTATTCAAGCGTTAGCTGGAAATACTACAACTGCTGAAGTTCCATATCTCGAAGGGGAATATATTTTAAAATTCCAAGATGATGGTGGTAGATTTTGTTCTGGAGAAGCAAGTGTAGTTTTTGATTTACCAGATAATCTTGCTCCTTTGATAGCACAAACAAGAAGAGAAGATTTAGATAGTCCTCAATTCCAAGGTACAAAAACTAATGTTTCTTATGACGCTGGTACGAATAGCTTAAATTTAGTTGGTGCTGGTAACTTTGATTCAATAACAGATTTAGATACTGTCTCTTCTCTTGATGATTTTGGAGGCATTAGCTCTTCTGGTACTTATGATTTTGGTGGAACTGCTGGTGGAGATACTTTAGATTTAGGTGGTGTATTTAGTCTTGACCTTAAACGTCATTTTCTAACAGAAGCCTTTTACCCTAATGATTTATTTGATAGTAGAAGTGCAAATATTGATACTTGGGGAGATTTTGATGGAGTTCAAGCAACAGATGTTAATGCCGAAATGTTAGTAAGAGTTACACAAGATGACCCTAGTTCTGGATCTCCTACTTATACAGGATTTCAAACATTTGCAAATGGCACTTATAAAGGAAGAGGATTTCAATTTAGAACTAATTTTACAAGTAAAGATCCTGCACAAGATATTAGAGTTTCTCAATTAGGTTATACAGCGTCTTTACAGAGAAGAACAGAACAAGGCAATGTAACAGCAAGCGGAGCAGGTGCAAAGGCTATTACCTTTACTCATCCATTCTTTGTTGGTACTTCTTCCTTATTAGGAGCAAATTCTAATTTACCTTCTATTGGTATCAATGCTCAAAATATGGCATCTGGAGATTATTTTGTAGTTTCTAGTGTAAGTGGGACAGGATTTACTGTTCACTTTAAAAACTCCTCAAATGCTTCGATTGATAGAAATTTCACTTATCAGGCTGTCGGATTTGGTAAAGGAGGGTAGAATGAGTAAAAAGTTTACAGGTTAGATGGCTACACACGACTATGTAATTGATAATGGCACGGGTGCTGCGGTTAGAACCGACCTAAATAACGTACTGTCTGCGATTGTCAGTAATAATTCAAGTTCTTCTGAACCATCTACAAAATATGCGTACCAATGGTGGGCTGATACAACAACAGGTATTTTAAAAATAAGAAATAGCTCTAATAATGGTTGGGTAGAGTTACTTCAGTTAGATGGCACGTTAACTCTTGAAGATGGAAGTGCATCAACTCCTGGTTTAGCTTTTAGAGATGATTTAAATACAGGTATATTTTCAAGTGGAGCAGATAATTTTGATATTGCTACTGGTGGATCTGTAAGAGCAAATGTAAGTTCAACAGGACTTAATGTTACTGGAACAGTAGTAGATGATGGTGCTACACATGATGGCGATGTAACTTTTACAGGAGCAAGTGCAAACGTAGTTTTTGATAAATCAGATAATGCACTAGAGTTTGCTGATGATGCAAAAGCTGTATTTGGTACAGGCGGAGATTTAGAAATATTCCATGATGCAAGTGATTCAATTATTAATGATGCTGGAACAGGAGATTTAAAATTACAATTAGGTGGATCTACTAAATTTCAACTGGCAAGCGGTGGTGTTTCACTTACAGGAGGAGCAGCAGCTAATATAACAGCACTTTCTGATGGAGCAACAATAACAATAGATATGGCAACAGCCTGTCATCATTCAGTGACACTCGGTGGTAATAGAACATTTGCAGCACCAAGTAATCAGGTAGTAGGTCAGGCAGGTTCGATATTTATTACACAAGATGGTACTGGCTCTAGGACAGCTTCATTTAACGCAGCGTTTAAATTTGTAGGCGGAACAGCACCAACATTATCAACGGCTGCCGCTGCAGTTGATCGGATTGATTATGTAATTTTATCCAGTAACGTAATCCATTGTGCAGTTTCTTTGGACGTTAAGTAATGGGTTTTTATGATGCAATAAGGGTCGGAGCTTCTGGGGCTGCTGATAGTGCTTATGCAGTAGATCGTAGTGTAAGAAATGATCAAGGATCATCAGATGTAAACTCTGGTTCTAACTTTTCAAGAACTTTTGGTTCATCTGGTAATCGTAAGATATTTACAGTAAGTGTTTGGGTTAAAAAATGTAATACTCCAGGAAATATTGGAGATGATCAATATGCCATATTTAGTACTGGAGGGGGAGGTAGTGGAGCTTCTCAAGGTAATTTTTATTTTAATAATGATGATACTCTTTATTTTGTTTCAACACCGCAACCAAGTACAAATTTACGTTTAATTACAACTAGAAAATTTAGAGATTTTAGTGCTTGGTATCATTTGGTCATTGCAGTAGATACAACTCAGGGAACAGCAAGTGATAGAGCTAAATTGTATGTAAACGGTATTCAAGAAACATCTTTGTCAACAGCAACTTATCCAAGTCAAAATGATGATTTATACTACAATTTAAATACTAACCATAGAATCGGCAGTAACTCTCTAGGATCAAATCTTAACAGCACCTATGGTAACTTTAATGGTTATATAGCAGAATTTAATTTTATTGATGGATCACAACTTGACCCTTCATCTTTTGGAGAGACAAATGCAGAAACAGGTCAATGGAATCCTAAGAAATATACAGGAAGTTATGGAACAAATGGATTTTATTTGAATTTTTCAGATAATTCTGGAACGACTGCAACAACACTTGGCAAGGATTCTTCTGGTAATTCTAACAACTTCACACCAAATAATTTCGTAACTGGCGATGCTGTAAAAGATAGTCCTACTAATAATTTTGCAATATTTAGACTGTATGGAACACCTGCATCAAGTGGAGCATCATTAGCAGAGGGTAATTTAAAATTTACTACAGGTTCAAGTGGTTCCGCCAGAAACTTAAACAGACAAGGTATAAGCACTTTCCTTCCTACTTCTGGTAAATGGTACGCAGAAGTAAGAGTAACAGGTGGAAGTGAAAATAACTTTATCGGTGTTTCATCTTATCAAGTGGGAATATCTCCTTCAAGCAATAATTCTAGATATGTTTATTATTATGGCCCTGATGGACAAAAATACGTCAATACTAATGGTTCTGAATCAAATGCAAATCATGGTGCTGGATATGGAAATGATGATATTGTAGGCATCTACATTGATATGGATGCTGGAACCCCAACAGTTTATTTTTCAAAAAATGGGCAATGGGCAGATGGATCGGGCAACTCTGATGAATCAACTCCTACTTCTGGAATTACTTTAGGAGATACTTTCTTTACAACAGATACAGGAGGACATACAGGTATTGGAATTATTGTAAGTTCTTCTTCTGGTGGGAGTAGTGTTAATTATCAAGCTAACTTTGGACAAGATAGTACATTTTCTGGACTAACTACAGCAGGTGGCAATACAGATGCAAATGGAATAGGAGATTTTAAATATACAGTTCCAGCAAATGCGTTAGCTATATGCTCATCAAACTTACCCGACCCAACAATTTTAAAAGGGGATAAACATTTTAATACCCTTGTTTTTACTGGTAATCAAAGTACAAATGCACAAACTGGATTAAATTTTCAACCTGATTGGGTTGTCTATAAAGCCTTAAATCCTGAGTCTGGACATGGGAAAACAAGTGTACATGATTCTGTAAGAGGATCTACAAAGTCATTGTCTCCTTCAGACACTTCGGTAGAAGTAACAAATTCAAGTTATTTAGTTTCTTTTGACTCCAATGGTCTAACTGTTGGAAGTGATGGAGTTTATAATAATTATCAAACTTATAACCAAACAGGAAGAACTTATCAAGCTCTTTGTTGGGATGCAGGAGAAACAGATAGTAAAACTTATACAGTAAAAGTTGTTTCTGATGGTGGTAATAAATATAGATTCGATGATTTTGGAACGTCTGCTGTAACTCTTGACCTTGCAGAAGGTGGCACTTATATTTTCGATCAGTCTGATAGTTCTAACTCTGGACATCCATTAAGGTTCTCTACTACATCAAATGGTACTCATGGTGGTGGATCTGAATATACAACAGGAGTTACCACATCAGGCACACCGGGATCTAGTGGAGCTTTCACACAAATTGTAGTAGCTGCTTCTGCTCCTACTCTTTACTATTACTGTACTAATCATAGTGGCATGGGAGGACAGGCTAATACAAACTCAACCCTTGGATCAAGTAATTTTGATGGGTCTATTCAAGCAACTGTAAAAGCCTCTCCAACGGCAGGGTTTTCTGTCGTAGGCTGGACAGGTACAAATGGAAACGGAACTTTAGGTCATGGATTAGGTGTTGCACCTAAAGTGGTAATTATTAGGAGAAGGCCAAGTTCTTCAAGTTGGGTTGTTTATCACGAACGAGTTGGGAATACAAAGAGATTAACCCTAGATAGTAATTCTCCAGAAAGTAGTGCTAGTGCTAATTGGTTTAATAACACTTCTCCAACCTCTACTACTTTTAGTGTAGGTTCTGATGGTGGTTCTAATGGATCAACTGACACTTATATTGCGTGGTGTTTCAGCGAGGTTTCCTCATATTCAAAATTCGGCTCCTACGTTGGTAATGCTAATGCCAATGGTACGTATGTCTTTTGTAATTTCGAGCCAGCTTTTGTCCTGCTGAAAAGAAGTTCATCAGGAGATAACAGTCCTTGGATTGGTTATAACAATGTAAGAAATCCATTTAACCAAGTAAACAACCAGATGGTTTGGAATACGACTCAGTGGGAAAATATTGATGCTGATAACTGTAATTTAGATTTTCTTTCAAATGGCTTTAAATTACGTAATTCAGATGGTAGTTTTAATGGGAATGGAGGAGTGTACATCTTTCTAGCTTTTGCAAAATCTCCTTTCAAAAACTCTCGTGCGAGGTAAACTATTATTATGGCATTTAAATTAAACGGAAACTTATTAGCAGTTGATGTTCCCTTTACAGTTGGGGATGTTAATTACCCTTCTAACTGGTTAAGACTATCAACAGCAAAAGAGAAAAAAGATCTTGGCATCACTGAGGTTGCTGACGCACCGATATTTGATGGTCGTTTTTATAATGGCGATGGATCTGCAAAAGCACTTGATGATGAAGATGCTAAAGATAAAGATGGCGTATTAATAAAAAATTCTGATGGCAGTCAGATGGTAATACAAGGTGTTAAATCAGTATTGAAGGCACAGGAAAAAGTAACTGCTGGTAGTTTATTAGCAAGATATGATTGGTACGTTGTAAGAAAAGCAGAGACATCAAAAGCAATACCCACAGCAATTAAAACTTATAGAACAAGTGTTAGAACTGCTTGTCTGACCAGGGAAACTGAAATTGATGATTGTGCAGATACCGCAGCTTTAGTTACTCTTTATAGCTCAACAGAAAAGGATGGTGTTGTAACACCTAACATGACACAATATCCAGCAGACCCTAACGCTTAGATTCTTGCATCTGTCTTGTCATTAAGCCCATCGTGACGTAGAGAGGAGATAGACCTATAATTAGCAGTAATGTAGCGAATGTCATAACTGACATAGCTCTAATAATTGCAAATTTTATCATGTTTCAAAAAATTGCTAATGTTTTGAGTATTGTTTCATTCCTAATGGTAACTTCAGTTATCGGTGGAGGATACTTTGGATATAAGTATGTAACATCAGAACAATTTAAAACAAAACTGATGAATGAAGTTATAGGTAATGTTCAGGGAATGATGCCTAAAGTATTGGACAAAGGTTTACCTAGTACAACAGGTCCATCAATACCATTCAAAAAATGAATTGTTGGCACTGTAAGACAGAACTAATTTGGGGTGGAGATCATAGTATGGATGAAGAAGATTATCCAGCCTCATCTTCTGAATTTAGTATGGTAACTAATCTTTCCTGTCCTAACTGTCATTCTTTTGTAGAAGTATATAAGCCAAGAGATGCCTATGACTGAAATACCTGAAATTTATATTCCTGAAATATACGTTCCAGAGATTCCAGAACCTTATAGCCAGCATTATATTGAGATAGCAAAACCACCTGATATTGATGTTCCTGGTTGTACTTATCAACATCGTGATATAAAAAATACAGGTAATCGTAATCTGTTATTGGAAGATCCTAATGGGGTATATTCAACGTGTGATTTTCCGTTTCCTAGTTTTATTCCTCTTGACTATACACCTGAAAATTTGGTCATTACAGAAGAAGTTCCTGTTACAAATGAAACTCCACCCTTACCAGAGACAAAGCAACCAGAGATCCCAGAGCTACCAAAAGATAAAGATATTGAGTTAGAACCTTGTCCTGGTAAAAAAGATCAAAGAGTAGGAGATTTTCGTAACGAAAAACGATTGGAACGTGTTATTTCACATAAAAGAGGAGAAGATGGGATTGAATGTATAACTGTTTATGAAAACGTCCCGTTTAAAGATCAGTACATTCCAGAAGTTTCTACTATTGTATCTACTGCTGTTATTGGCTTGGTCGCTGCCAGTAGTCCACTTCTTCTTAACGCAGTAAAACCATTAGTGAAGCAGATAGTAAAAAAACTAACAAAGAAAAAAGGAAAGTAACATTGTTACGGATTGAAAACATACTGAGAGTTATATACCTTTCATGTTATAGTAAGTAGGCAATAAACAATTTCATTTTTATGAAACATAAATTCCAAAACAGAACTGAAAACATTCTTGAAAAAGATGACAGGCTTTATTTTCACTTCAATCAATTTGACAGAGAAATCAGTTTAGATTTTCATTCTGCAAGAAATGATGTCACAGAGTATTCAATGTCTCTTGATAAATTCATTAGTTCATTACAAACTTCTATTTCTAATTTTGATAAAGCTGAATTAGAAGTGATGAAAACACTTGCTGCTGTTCTATTTACAAAAATAAGAGAGATAGAAAAAACTGAAGCTGAACTTGAAGAAACTGAAGAAAAAGTAACTCAAACAGTATGACTTCACAAATAGAAAATGCCCTCTCAACTTTATATGAGGGCATAAACTATTCTCTAGAATTTATTACTCCAGAAAAAGCACAATTTTATCTGGAGAAAAATTTTGAGAATAATCGCAAGATTAGTACAAATAATCTTGAAGAATTAAAAAGAGAGATGAAAAATAGTCGTTTCATCTTATCTGACTCTGCCATTTGTTTTGATGTAGATGGTACTCTGGTCAATGGTCAACATAGATTACTTGCTGTTGTTCAAACAGGAATGACACAACCATTTCTTGTTGTTAAAAATATGCCTAGCAAATCCAAACAAATAATGGATGTTGGTAAGTCTAGGTGTATGTCTGATCGTATTACTGTTAGTGGTGTCAGGATCAGTAGAAGAGATTGTGCAACCATAAGACACGCTATGGCTAGTCTTGGACAAACAACTGGTACTGAGCAATATGCAAGACCATGCCATGATGCCATAGTTGCAGAAACTTATTTAAAACATAATCAGTTTCTTTTTCTTATGAGTAAAGTCTGTCCTACAAATACAACTAGAGTCAGATCATTTTTTCTTGGAGCAGCATTAAAAATCTATGCTGAAATGACTTATAACAGTCAAATTACAAGAAATAAAAAGTATAACCATACGATGAACCCTAAAGAAAGGGCATTACATTGGTTGAATATTGTAACTACAGGTATGGCAAGTCCTATTGATGGTATTGATAGAGATATTAAGCCATGCGATAGAGCAGCACAGATTATTTTTACAAAGTCCTGTGACAGTCATCTTAAGAGATCTTTTTGGAGTAGTGCTGAAGCCTTTGCTCTTACAGTCAGAGCAGCCCATAACTTTATGATTGGTTTGGACACTCAATTTCTTAAAATTCCAAAAGATGATCCTTTTAGAGATTTCATAGAGTTACCTTCCACCAACAAGATCATGACTATGGCATCAAATTGACGTTACAATGTTTTTAACCACTTTTAACTAATGAATGAAAATCTACAGCGATTATCAATTCAAATAACAAAACATCAGTATAATTTACTGAAATACCATCAAAAACCAGGTGTTTCAATATCTCTTCTTGTCAGACAAGCTCTTGATAAACATTTTGCTGAAGCCGACCAGATTATTGGAGAGAAGGCTATTGAAGATGCTGAATATGAAGAGTATGAAAAATATATGCTTGCTCAAGAGGCAGCAGGTGTAAAAGAAGATCTAGTAATGGCTGATGCAAGTTGTCTTTTATGATTTATTGCTATACTAAATGTGATTCATGTAAGAATCCCATTGCAACTTAAGAAATAGGTAGGATGTTTGGAAAGGTCTTACCTATTTTTTTTATGCGTTGTTATAAAATAGAGATACCCTATTCGACATGGCGAAGGATAGGGCGTCTAGGTAGGCAAGTTTACCCGTACTTGTCTACTGCTTTAATTTATGAGTATGTGGGATAACTTGACCTGGTGGAACTGTAACTACAACATCTTCACAAGTAACAGCACTAGGAGTATTAGGTTTGAAAGTAACACCTAATCTCGCTTGCTCGGCACAAATTTTGAGTCTATGGAGGGAAATTTCAAGCAAGGTTTTCTTGTATAGTAGTTCCTGATTTTTGATATTTATTTCAGTTGCCCTATGACAAAGTTTTGGAGATTTTCCTAATGGAATATTTATTTGAGCAGATATACCATAATTCAAATTAAAGTTCTCTTTTTCAAATCTGGGAGTTTCCTGTACATATTTTATCGCTCCAGTATTCTCGTCATAAATATTCTGTTTGGTAACAGTTTCTCTAGGTAAAGAAAATGTGTGAGAGTCGGTTACATATGGAGTGATCGTAAGACTAGGAGAAGCACAAACAATACCCTGACTCATACGAAAAGAAGGCATTGATGACGGAGTTATCATCGTGGCATTATTATTTACAACACCTTGAGCATTAGAGCTAGGACTTGCAACTGTTGTATTAGCAAAAACCTTTGTAGGACAAAGAAATAAAGCTACTGCCCAAATGTAGTTGTAGTTTCTACTGTGGTGCTTGTATTTATTGTTCTTTGTATTGTCGTTACTGTGTCTAATCCTGGTGTTATTAGAGTTTCTTGAAGAGAAAAGGCTGATCCTGGAGTTGTTATTGTCCATCTTGGAACAGAATCTAAGTTTGGCGAAGTCCAACTAAAACTTACACCTCCAACTGTCTGTTCTGTAAGAGTGGTAGCGGTGGGATTGATATAGCTGTTTGTATCGGCACTCTCAATATTATGTCCTGATGCTGAGTAAGAGTAGCCTGTACGATACTGATGACTTGTGATGGTTTCATTTATTACGGATTCAGAAGTTGAAGAAGTCTGACTCGAACCACTACGAAATTGTGGCACGACAGGAACGGCTAATGTCCTTATAGGTAATGCTAATAAAACTAACAGCCAAAGTCTAGTCAATCGTAATACGAACAGTAGTAGAACCAACGCAGCTAGTACCTGATCCTCCAGCCGTGCAGGTATGAACTCCGCTACTTAAACTCGTTAGGGCAAGATTTCCCGCAGTCCCTCCGCTTCCCACCGTTGTTTGGCCAGATAAGTGAGGTATCGAAGCAATCCCACTGGAAGGAGTTATTGCAGAAGGCAAGGCATCTCCCATAGTGATGGATTCTGTAAGAGAGAAGGCCGACCCTGAACTTGTGATAGCTTTGTCAGTTTGAATCAAAGCTGGAACTCCGCTAGTCAAACTGGAAACATTAAGTCCACCAATCTGACCAGAAGTTGTAGAGCCACCAGAAGTTACAGATGGAGTGATGTTGTTTCCTGATATTGAATAAGTCGTTCCTAATTTATTCGTAACAGAGTACGGCATATCTACAGTGATCTGTGCAGAGGTTACAAATTCCTGTTTTATATCAGCATAAACTGGTGTTGATATAAGAAATAAAAAGGGAAGAAGTTTTTTCATTTTTTATCCTCCTTTTTGTTAATAACTTCCGCACCAAGAATTTTAATGGGTGTCTCTATTCTAATGGTTTGATAGTTACCAGACTGTGTTGCTAATAACTGTTCCACCTCTCTTTTGTTCAGTGGTTTATCTTCTTTTTTATATGTACCATCTCCCCTTTTCTTTGCACCCTCTAATCCAAATGAAGCTAATGCTCCCGTAAGCAAACTGGCGGGGAATGTAATATCTTTTGGTTCGTTACTATATCCTGGAATTGAAATGTAGTTCAGAGAAACTATAAATCCACTCCAGGCAACAACAACAAGCCTTACTACGACTGAGATAAAGGCTAATTGCTCTTCTTTGTCTGTGATGTTGTCTTTAAGTTTTTGTAGTGGACTTTTTTTGACTTCTTCTGTCATAACTAGGATTTATTAGTCATACTAAGCATAATTATACTTCAAGGCAATGACACAGATTTATCCTGTATTAATCGGAGTGGCCGCAACAGCTTTTGTTATGGTTTTATCTAATATCAGCAATCGAAGAGACAGAGATATTATTGAATTATTTCGTAGAGTAAATCAACTTGAAAAAGACGTAAGTAGATTAGAAGGTCGAAATCGTTAATGTTTGGTATGTTTGAAGGAGAACATAAAACACTATGTCTAAATTTTTAATCGGTCTATTTATCAAATTTGGTAAATCTGAATCTCTGCGTAAAGCTGCTTTAAGTCTTTTGAAAGATCTTGCTGCTAAATCAGA